GGTAACGGTACCCCATCAGAGGGCACTGGTAGTGAGAACCCAATAGATGGCGAAGGTAACGGTACCCCATCAGAGGGCACTGGTAGTGAGAACCCAACAGATGGGGACGGTAACGACACCCCGTCAGAGGATACTGGTGCAGAAACCGATAATGTGGATAACTCTGTGGATAACTCTGTGGATAACTCTTCCGAAGAAGGAAAAGGCAATCAACCAAAGAAGCCTGCTACTCCAAAAAAAAAGAAGAAGAGTACCCGAAAATAGACTGGGAAAACCTTGATGATGCGGACGTGCAGATGGCAACAGTTCTCTATAACGACCGCATCAACACTTATCGCAAGATGAAGCAGCTCGACGAACTGCTGGAGAAAGAGCGTAATGCGCAGGCAGTAGCTGATATGGCAGAATTGCGCATACGTAATCTTCAGGCATTCGCCGAGCTGCAATCGTTCAACGACACGGGCAAGTTTCTCTGCAAGCACCCACTGCTCTTCGGACGCTCAGAGATAGCAGAACTCATGAAACTACTCAAAGCCGACCCTGCCGAGTTCCTGCGCCAGCACAAGAACGTGCTTGACAACATCAAGCGTTACCGCTCCTACATAAAACGCACCGACCGCAAGAACCGCCGTACTGATGATCTCAAGAATCTCGAACGGCACCGGGAGCGTGAAAAACTATTCAAGATGGTTCTTGAGCAACAAAATAAATAATAACAATGGAAAATAGTATAAAAGTTTTTAATTTGGGCAATCTTCCTGCTGCCCCGCTGGACTCTTTTATCGAACTTCAAGAAGACTTTAAAAAGCCAGACGAAGACAAATTATCGAAGTTGCAGATGCTCATCATCACACGTGGCTTCAAGTATTCATTCAAAGTATGGAAAGACCCTGACGGCAAGTTGTGGATCATTGATGCCCATCAGCGTCGGAAGGCTCTTCTCAGGCTTCGTTCCTATGGATTCCACATTCCTGAAATTCCATACGAGGAAATTCAGGCTTCCAACAAGCGTGAGGCAGTGGAAGAGATAGCTGCCTATAATTCCGAATTTGCCGAAAAGAATCCAGACACGCTGCTTTTCACGAAATATAACATCAACGGTGAAGACCTTGCCAAATTCAACCTCGGATATGAGGTTAAGCAGACCGATTTCTCTATAGGCAGAGAAAAGCTGTTCTCTTCCGATGCTGATATTGCGGATATACAGGAGGATACTGCTGATATTGTTCCGCAAAATGACGAGGGAGAAATATTTGCACGTCCTGGAGATATATTCCGATTGGGACACAACAGGTTGATGTGCGGAGATTGCCGTGCAAAGAAAGATGTTGTAGCCCTGATGAATGGAAGAATGGCTGACATGATACTTACCGACCCTCCATACAATGTTAATTATGAAGGTGGAGGAGAAAGTAAACTCACCATTCAGAATGACTCAATGGAAAATGATTTGTTCCTTCGTTTTTTGCAATCAGTCTTCAATGTGATGTTTTCCATTGTAAAGCCCGGAGGATCTTTCTATGTTTTTCATGCTGACTCTGAAGGCGAGAATTTCCGTCGCGCTATCCGAGAAGCAGGTTTCAAAATCGCCCAGTGCTGCATTTGGGTAAAGGATACATTCGTCATGGGACGTCAGGACTACCAGTGGAAGCATGAGCCTTGCCTATATGGTTGGAAGACAGGTGCTGCTCATTTTTGGAACGCTGACAGGAAGCAAACAACGGTATGGAATTTCGACAAACCTAAAGCCAACAGGCTGCACCCTACGATGAAACCTATAGCCCTTATGGCATATCCGATAACAAACAGTACAAAGAACGGTGATGTCGTTGTAGACTTGTTCTCTGGTTCAGGTTCCACCATCATGGCTTGCCAGCAAACTGACCGTATTGGTTATGGTATGGAGATAGACCCGAAATACGTTGCTGCAACTGTACGTAGGTTCATGGCAATGTTTCCACAGCAGCCGGTACTCTTGGAAAGAGACGGTGCTGTTCTTTCTGAAGATGAAACCAAAAAGATTATTCTATGTCAGAATTAATCAAAAAAGAAGTACTGTCAGATGAGTATATAAATCAAGTAAGAACGTTCGGAGCGTTGAGTTATACGCCCGAACGTATCTGCAGGTTGCTCGGTCTGAAAGGAGCCAAGCGCACGACCTTATTGTATCGCATAAACACGCCTGGCGATGTTTATTGCGAAGCCTATCATCAAGGACGTGCGCTTGGTGAATATAATATTGACGCAGAACTCGCTAAGAAGGCAGAGAAAGGAGAGATAGATGCTATAACTCTGCTGGAAGAACGTAAGAACGAACGTGAAGAGAAAGACCTGCGCATGAATTTATTTGGTATATGAAAAGTCAAATCGAGAAATTAGATTCCATTCACCCAGACCTTATATCCGCATTCTTGACAGGTGGAGAATGTGAAGGTATTCCGCAAGACGTGAGATTATTCCTGCAGCAATTGCAATGGTCTGCGGAGATTTTCGAATATGAACGTAATATTACAAGGGCAGCTCAAAAACTAAAGATACGTATCAATGCCGAGCAGCGTATCAAAATAGAAGAGCGCACTTGTATGGAGAGGATTTATCAGGCAATCAACTATTTTCAGGTTGATTGCAATGTTCCTATCAAAGTTTGGGAAAGCAATTTTGCCAACAAATATGAAGACCTTGCCAAACTGTGTGGTTCTACTGGCGATTACAAAGGTATGAAAAACTGCTACGATGCTGCATTGGAATGCCGTCGCAGAGCTTCTGAAATAGCTGAAGCAGACAGGGATTTGGGAGTTCAATTCTTGATAACACCTGAATTGACACCCGAGAAACTCGGTTTCTCAAAAAAGAATCTGAAGGAAATTGCAGCCAAGCATAATGAAGGCTTCTATGTTGCGCTTATCGACTCGTTGCCCATAGAAACAAAAGAAAAGAAACGCCTGCTGCGAGATGCCGATATTCAAGATGCAGAAATAATGGAGGAAATTCCGAATGACTGAAAAAGCTATAAATGAAAACAGCGTGCTCAGCTTCGAGCACTATTACATGAACCGTGTGCAATTGCTTGCAAACATCATCGACCCCAATATGCTTTATGCCGAATGGGCTCGAGCAACTGGTAAGACGGAGGGCGTTATCGTTCCCCGACTTATCCGTGTGACGAATGATATGCCTGGTGAACTTTCGTTCCTTGTTCACAAAACTTACGTCGCACTGATGACGAACGTCTGGCCTAACATTCAAGCTTCGTTCTCTCGACCTGTCATCGTGAATGGCAAGCAGCGAGCAATGTTAGAGTATGGTATCGATTATGTGGTGGGCGAGACAAAACTTCCATCACACTTTCGACAGCCACGTTATCCGATAGCCTATGCAAAGCACTCGGTCATCTTCCGTAATGGAGCACACCTACAGCTGGTATCTTCCGACCAGCCCGAGAGTGTTGCCGGTCGAAATGCCGTGCACGCATTCGTCGAGGAAATGAAACACAACAGCGGAGAGAAACTAAAGTCGCGACTCTTTCCTTCACTTCGTGGTGGTTCTGCCGAAATTCGTAAGTCTGCCTATTATGAAGGTGTTACCGGTGTGAGTGATACTGCACGTGTAGACCTTGGCGAAGACGATTGGTTCGAGGACTACGAAAACAAGATGGATACACGGCTTATCGAGGAGATAGCTTCTGTATCTCTTGCCATAAACCAAACGTTATACAAGCAGTTTATGCTCCAGCAAGAATTGCGCAATACCAAGAATCCTGTCACGATAGAAAAGATACGTCTGGAAGACCAAAAACTCAAAGCATTTATCGCCCGGTGGAAACCACGTATTGCCGATATGCGACGCAATGCCATCTATTATATACGGGCATCTTCATTCTGTAATAAGGATATACTCGGACCGAAGTTCTTCAAGACGCAGCTCGATACCCTTGATATGGATGAGTTCCTTACCGCCATCTGTGCTATCCGCCATAAGGAGGTTACCAACAAATTCTTTACAAGCTATGACCACGAGCGACACCAATTCAAGGACAGCTACATTTACGACCAAATATTGAAGCTGAACCTTAAAGACCACTTCACTCTCACCGCACGCTACCTTCGCCACTACGATAAGCGCGAACCTCTGTACATAGGTTACGACCCTGGTAATTTTCAATCGCTTATCGTCGGACAGAAAAAGGAGTACGGCAGTCGCTTCGATATTATTAAGGAATTTTGGGCATATATACCCGACGACCAGCAGAACCTTGCGCAGCAGGTGTATTCGTTCTTTGGTTCAGATGCCGTAAATAAAGTTATTCATCTTTACCCCGACCGTGCCGGAAACAAAACAAGGGAAGAATTGGAGCAAATAACGACCGACTCGCTGACGATGAAGGCAGCCTTGGAAAGTTACGGCTTTTCTGTTTTTCTTTATAACGATGGTGCACCTACTATTTATCACTGGCAGCAGTTCCGCCTGTGTCAGTTGCTCTTTGCCGAGAAACTTCCCTTGCTTCCCAAGGTGCGTATCGATGAGAATGAATGTCAAAACCTTTGCAGTGCAATTCTTATCAGTCCGCTGAAGAAAACAAATGGAAAAATAGAGCTCGATAAATCGAGCGAAAAGAAAACCGAATTAAAACGTCGTCCAGGACTGACAACACAGCTTCCAAGTGCAATGATTTACCTTTTATATGGTCTTTATTCAGACCTTATTAAAAAGGAATTGAGCAGTTATCCGGACGATTTACCCGAAAATATTGCGATATAAGCCCCTATAAAGTCCAAAAACGAGTATAAAAAATGTCCAAAACAAGGCAATAACGAGGGCTTTTTACATAGGTAAAAATACTACTTCATTGAAAATCAATAGCTTACATT